GTTCCGTTGACTGTGAAGTTGCCTGTTGTCGAGTTGCCGCTGCTGATGCGGACAAAATCTGAACCGTTCCAAGCCACGACAGCAGTCTCACTTGCCGCCAAAGTTACACCAGTGGTAGGGCCTGTTACGCCGCTAATCTTTACTGTGTATGTTGCAGATGTGTTGATAACCGTATAAATCTTGGATTTATTTGGCGCTAAAACTGTGATGTTTGCCACGCTTGGAGAGCACAGCAAAACAGCTTGACGGGCGGTGTTTGCTGCCCCGTCGGTTGTGCTCAGCGTGGTATCGGTGGTAATTGTTTGGGTACCAGCAATTGCAGAATCAAGCAGCGATGTAATGCTGTTGTTTACCGTGTCGCCCCATGTACCGGACAACTCTCCGGTAACAGGTAAGGCCAAGCCCAAAAGTGATGTGTATGCTGTCGTCATGTTGTTACCTCAATTTCTTCCCAATTCGGGGTTTGCTCATCATCAACCAGTGACCAGCCGGGAGTTTGCGGGTTACTGATATTTTGCCAGTTTGCGGTCTGCGTGTCATCTATATTTGACCAACCTGCCGTTTGTGTGTTAGATATTGTGCCCCAGTCTGGAGTCTGACTGTCATCAATCAACTTCCAATAGACGGCCACCAAATTACCAACATATCCTTGCGCTTGAACGCCTGTCAAGCCCAGTGTTCTCTCCGCAACTTCTACTGTTCCAACGGCGGCTGCGGCGCCATTGCCAGTCAGTTGAATGATTAACTCATAACCTACCGAGCCAACTGAGCCGTTTGCTTGGTTGCTTGGAAGCGGAACAATAACTCTATCCGCAACACCTAAAGCCTGAACGCCGGTTAAAGAAACTTCAATACCGCCGTTTGTAACGGTGCCGACCGAGCCTGTAGCGGCATTTCCAGTTAAAGCTTTGCTATTGTTTCCTGTAACTGCACCAACTAAACCAGCAGCTGCGTTTCCAGTTAATGCAATTGACGTAGCACCCCGAGATACTGTTCCAACAGCTCCGCTTGCCAAGTCTCCAGACAAAGCAATATTTCCGCTTTGGGCAACAGTCCCTACCGCCCCCGACGCAACAGCGCCGGTCAAGGCAACTGTCAAGGATGGTGTGACAGTCCCAACAAATGCAGCAGCAACATCTCCAGTCTCAGCATCCGTATTGCTGGGGATAACTGTTCCAACTGATCCTGCGGCAGACGCGCCCGTAATTGCAACAGTCTTTGAGACAGCAATAGTGCCAACAGCGCCCGATGCAGCTACACTAGTAATGGCTACAGTAATAACTGGCGCAACGGTTTCCACGGCTCCTGAAGCCGAGTTCCCTGAAATTGCTTTGGAGCTAGAAGGGGTAGCAGTTCCTACAGAACCAGTCGCCGCATCCCCAGTGAGGATGGTTTCGCCATTGCCCCAAGTGCCGTAGCCCCAAGCGCCAACGCCCCATCCAGCCATGACTTACCTTTAAGTGGTAGCCAAGCGCAACAAAGCAGTTGACGTAGTGTTTGAAGGCATTGTCAAGGTGAAAGTACCCGCCGTAATGGTCTGCGAGCCAAACGTGTGGACACTGATTGCCTTGTTGCTTTGAGTCGAGTTGTACAGCAGCACCGTATCGAAAGCCGTGGACAGTGTTACCGTGGTGTAGGTGATTGAAGCCGAGGGAGTCCAATACGCCACACCAGCAGTTGCAGAACTATTGGTTGAAGTCGGAGCCGTAGCATTCGTTACCGTCACGCCACCAGCGGTATAGCCCGTACCAGAAACTTCTCCAGTAGCAGAATACGCAGTGGTAGCCGCATTGATGGTTGCGGTTGTCAAATACAAAGCCGCTTTGACGGTATCCGTAGTTGGCGATGTCAAGCTGCCACGGGATACGATGGTTGAAGCGCCAAGCTGATGCTGACCAAGCATCAATTCGCTCATAAACGATGTACACATTGATTGGGTATTTGCCATGATTTATCCTTTAGCCAAGTAATTGGGTTTCGCCGCCACCGAAGACGGGCATTTTTTTCAATGTCACATGAACAGATCGGTGAACAAGTTCGCCGTCCAACCAGTACTCTACCCATGTGGTCAATTCGTTGTCATTGTCCACAGTACCTTCACGCTTCTCGAGCAGTGAGTCGTCCATGTCGCCTTTGGTTGTGAAGATTGTTGCCATTATCCAATCCTTATGATTGCTGTTGTGTCAGTATTGGCTGGAAATTCAACCGTGAAAGTAGTGGTGGATGTTTTGTTTGATCCAAAGTCCAATACACATATAGCGGTGTTTGCTGGGATTGAGCCTGTGCTACTGCTGATAGCACGGTATATCAAAGCTCCACGGGCTGTAATTGCGCCAGTCCAAGAAGTGTTTGAAAACGATACGTACGCAACATCCCCAGAATAAGTGGCTGTTGGAGTTAGAACATTACCCCCCGCTGTATACCCAGCATCAGTAACTTCACCAACAGTTGTGTATGCCTGCGTAGACGCATCAAGCGTAGCTTCATTGGTATAAAGCGCTATCTTAAACACTTGCGTTGAAGGTGGGTAAAAATCAAACCGTGCGGCTGCTAAACCAAGTCTGAAGATGTCGCAAGCGTAATTACCAGTAAACGCCATCAACGCACCCCAGTATTCTGCGGCAACGGCGCTTGACGATACTGCCCACTACGGTACGCATCGCTACGCTCAAGCCCATCACCAAGGCGAGATGCCAATCCAAGTGCTTCTTTGTACTTTGTGTCGTACAAGGAAAGCATATCTTGCTCACCCTTCATAAAGGTATACGCCTCTACAAGCGAACCATACAACAACACAGTATCAAAGTTGTCACCCAACCATGTTGAAGAAGCTATGGTGATTGATGTGGGGTAATAGTAGTAGTGCAGTTCAACGCTGTATGTTGCATCAGGTGTTGGGCCAAGGATGAAGCTCAGCTCGTTGGAAATGGTGCTACCACTAACTGACGGCCCAAACAGCGCGTAGTATTTTGGAATGGCGGTATCCGTTGGCGTTGGGTATGCCTGACGGATAAAGTTGACGTCTTTGTTCAACAGGTACTCGTAGCTACCATCGGTGTTGATTACCGCCAAGGAGTACGTAGACAGAAAGTCATCGGGGCAAGCAAGATACTTGTTGTTGGCTGTGACCGTGCCCGTCATGTTCTTACGAAGAGACGGAAACTGAACGGTGTTGTATATGCGTTGTTCAGCCTGCTGGATGAATCGGTTGATCTGAGTCGTTGTGCTCTCAGTCGATCCATCAGCAAGCGTAATCGCCGGAAAGTTATTTTCCGTATACGATTGAATCGCAACTACAAGCTCCGCGTATGTCATGCCATTGGGCCTCTGGCCATCACGCCTTTAGTGGCCGCGCCAGTACCACGGATTTTGATGCCGTCGGTTTTGGTTGGTTTGTAATCGCCACTGCGAGTGTTGGCGACAGACACGTTGGCCTCGCGCAAATACTCTTTGTTGGGCTGGTTGTACACATCCACAGTGGGGATGGTCTTGGGTTGTTTATATTCAGCCATCTTAGCCTCCGCGACCAGTAGAACGCTGGTTCATAATCTTTGCCATGTTGCGACCATACTTGAGCATGTCGCTGTTGGTCTTACCACCAGCCTTGAGCTTGGTCATGGGCTTGCCGGGGTGCATGTGTTTCTCATGCTTACCGATGGCGGACTTAATCATTTTCTTGTCCTGAGCCAAGTCCATTTTCATATCTTCTTTGCTGTCACTTTTAGCCATGTTCGACTCCTTATGTCGTTGCAACTGTAACTGTACCAAGTTCTACTGCCAAAACCAAGTTATTTGGTGTTAGACCAGCATCATTTGCTCTTGATCCACCCACTGGAGCCCAGCCCCATTGGAAGATCCTGCTACCCCCACCCACAATACCCTGTGCATCCACGTTGGGACTGTTGGTTAACAAAACCTGCAAGCCTGTTCTACCAGACAGCTTGTAGCTCAAATCCGGTCTTGGTTCTCTCACGCCCTGCGGATCGTCCACGGGGTTCATGCCAAGCTGTAACTGAGGCTGATCTGGATCCCAGCACTGCGGACACAC